TACGTTTACATTTAAATGGAAACGTTCTCAAATAGTTCTTGAATGCATCAGATGAGGAGATTATTCCTCTTTGGTCAAGCTCTAGAAAGAGAGTTGCTGACATAATCGGACGTCTACAGGTCGCAAGGATATTCCCTGGACCTATAGGTGACACATCATGTGTGACAGTTCGAAGTCTCTTAGCAAACTCTACTAAATTAGTTGAAACAACTGATTTAGATAGGTTGATCGAAACCCCTAATGCCTTCATGATAAGGAGATACTCATTCGCTACACCACTATGTCTAATAACAATATCGTCACCTAAGACAGCGTAAGAATTAAAATCTTTAACTCCTGCGCGTCTAGCTGCAACTTGTACTAGGATGTGATGAGTTAGAGCGAGCATAGCCCAAGAAGAGTAAGCACCCATTGGTTGCCCAACAGAATACTTAACTTCTGTATCACGGTACTTCCAAGTTATATCAAGAAGCTCCTTCCAGATCTGACCCTCTCTTTTACCACTGATTTGATTCAAAATATCAATCTGAACATCCAGGGGTAGACGGTCTGTAGCTGCGGACAAGTCGTAACAGTAAAACTTTTCATTACTAGTGATAGATAACAATCTATCAAGAGGTCTTGATTGGTTAAATGTTCCATCCGTCTCTAAACTTGACAGAAATCTAAAAATAGATTCATGTAAAGGAAGAAGACAAAGTTGGATCCACCAGTTTGTTATTGCAACAACTCTGGCTTTACCGGCTTGATCGTAAACTATAGAGAGTTTACCTAATACGGATTTAGGAGATAAATTGAAATACTGACCTATAAATAGGGGTATTCCAAGAATCCAAATAAGTATTAAGGAAAGGATATAGATCCAAGAACGAGTTCTAAATAGAACTAAAAGAACGACTAAAGCATGTTTCGGATTGTGCAGTAGTGCTAAAGCATCTAGTGCACAACCCCAAGTGGCTCTACGAGTGTTCGGCCCTGCCGATTCAGAAATGAAACCTCTACATTTAGAAAATCCAATTCTAAATCTTCGAGTAAACCGTTTCGGAATAGATCCTAAATCTAACGATCTTGAGAGACCATTAAACTCTTCTGTAATAGAAGACAAGTCAGGAACTACCTTAGTCGGGAATACCCTAAATATAGCAAGGAGAGTAAGTGTTGCACGTGTAACGTTCGCCGAATCACTAGCTAAGGATAAATCCTGTCGCAGTGTGAAAGGGATAATTACAGGCAGACCATGACGGTCTAATCTAACTCTCACTTTTGAACGTGAGAGCTTATCGGGCGTACCAGCGAGATAGCACGTAACGATTCTAAGACACTCTTTAAGATAATTAAAGGTGAAATTAAAACCGTTTAAACGTACTAATCGTGAGATACGATCCGAAAGAAGATTAAACTCATT